ACCCTCACCTACGGGTACCGCCGCCTCATCACGGCACCGACCGCCGCATTCCGGGCGATCAACGCCGAGTACGTCCCCTCGGAGGTCACGACCGCGCAGTACTTCACTGACCTGAAGCCGCTGGGTGGGTCCTTCCAGATCGACCGCGTCCTCGCCAACATCGGTGCGGCCGCCTCCGGTGAGGTCGCCCTGCAGATGAGCCAGAAGATCAAGGCCGCCCAGGCCAAGTTCGGAGAGGCCTGCATCAACGGCGACGTCGCCGTCGACGCCCTCGGGTTCGACGGCCTGGCCAAGGCACTGACGGGCTCCACGACCGAGGACACCACGGCGATCGACCTGTCCGGTGTCCAGGACATGACGTGGGCGTTCAAGGTCCTCTCGACCGTGGATGACCTGCTGTCCCTGATGGACGGCCCGGCATCCGCGCTGATCGGGAACCGGAAGCTCATCAACATCGTCCGTGCCGCAGCCCGGATGACCTCGCAGTACACGCAGACCCCTGGCCCGCGTGCGACGTCGATCGAGAAGTACGGCTCCGCCGTGCTG